TTACCCCTTCGGTTTGAAATTTACCGTTAAGGGTTTTGCCTGCGTTTAGATACGCAGCTATCGCCAAGCCAGATGCTAGGCCCGTCACGCTTGGGTGTGGAATTCCTTTCATATATTTACTCCTTTTTGGATTATTGTTCTTGTATGCCCGTCTTGCTGTTCTCCTTACTTGGCCTTTTTTGGTGGAACGTGGCTTTTTACGAGCCTTCGACGTTTTGTAGGACTTTTCAGAAATTAATTTGCCGTCACGAAAATACATTCGACGGTTATTGGCTCCTTTTCTTGTATACAGTCCAACGGGCACGTTGCGACTTACTTAGTTCTGTTATATAAACTTTCGTGGTGCTGGGTCTGATACTTGCCACATCCACTACAATAATGCAACCTCTTAAAGTTATATTGTATTTTCCCCTTTAGATCCGTGCATTCACAAGGCCACATCTTAGTATATTTGATGTGTTTAACCTCTTTCTCAACTACCGTTCTAACAAATTCGTTAAAAGAGATCTCCCTGTAACGACAGATCCGTTTAGCCAAAATAAACCAAGCGCTATTTGTAGGAAATTTTAACGCAACCTGCTTTAGTTTACCGCCCCAATGTGGATGCCGACCCGAACTTATGCCGCCCATTATACTGGTCCATCCCCTATTGCCTCTTCCATTGGTTCATCTGGTGCCTTAGCGCAATGTTTACAGAGTACTCTTCCATTAACTCTAATCCCAATATATGACTTTGTCCAAGCTTCACATCTGATACAATAACCGCCGGCTTTATTGTTTTGAGGCATAATTATTCTTTACCCCTCTTCATTAAAGTTTGATACCAAGATGATTTACACTTAGGGCATATGTGCCACCAACCATCATTAGCAACAAAACTGGGTGGATAGACTCTATTTTCCTTATTACAGAATTCACAAATCATAATTCAATAACCCCTCTCTTCAACGATGTCTTGCATGCAATAAATACAATGGTCACCCTGATTAAAATTATGATTAATCATGCTTTAAGATAGCACTCCCTACAAAATCGAGATGATATCCTCATATTTTTATTGCAGACTATACACATATGTTCTGCTTTTTCTTTAGCTGACTTCCAAACAAATTTGTCTTGTGTCACATTTCCACCATACCTACATAGAAAAACCCCTATTTAGTATATACGGTATATATGGAAAATAAAAGAAGTGCGTGACACACAAACACAAAAAGTATATATTTAATTGAAACTAGGAGCCGTCGTACCTTTTATTATCAGTATATACTATATTACTACTACTACTACTACTACTACTACTTTTTCTTCTTTTCTGTGCGTGAAATAGGGGGTATTCTGCGTTTCTGTGCGTTTTAGGTGCGTTCTTCTGCTAGTCCCATGCGTACAACTGCGTCAGTAGTGCGTTTCGGTTGATTTTTAGCAGCGTCGGTTAGCATCGGTAACATTTTAGAAGCCAATGCTTGAATATACCACGGTTGACCACTCAGATCCTGAGTCATATTATGCAAGAAAGAAAGTTGAGAACCCTCTTCAGAACCTTTCAGTTCTTTAGCAGCATTGCCCATTGCTCCCGCCCAAAACTTTTGAAAACTCTCTCTAGCTTGTGGAAGCATAAATTCCTCAAAATCAATTAACATCTGTTCCCTAATTTTTTTAGTAATCACATCTAACGACATTAGGAGGGTTTCGTCAGATTCAGAACTCTTCAACCAGCTCTCTATTTTTTTTTGGGTTTTTAGCGGGATCCAAATTGTGTAAATTGTAAAATATAAAAAGAATGAAAGAATCCAGACCAAAAGAAATTGTTGATCTGTCATTTTTTAAACAAACCTGTTTCTCTTAAACGCCTTTCTAAAAATGATACCCAGCTCTCCCCTGATTCAGGTTCTTGAATTTCTGTCTCAAAAAACTCTTTAGTATCTTTAATTATATTACTGACTTTTCCACCAATCCCTAAAAAATCTAAAACATCATCTAAAGTATCTAAAACCTCATCTGCGAATAGATACATAGAAGCTAACGCGACGGGAGCAGGAACATTTAGATCTACAGTAGGTATCGGTTCGGCTATTGCGATCAGTCGGGAAACTGCCCTAGCTCTACTATCTAATTTGTTAAATCCGACCCAAGCCCCAAAAATTAGGATTGGTTGCATTACTGGAATCAATGCTTGGAGCCACCTAGTGAAATCTATGTTTTTCATGAGCTCCTCAAAACTATTTTCTTTCTTCATAATCTATACCCTGTTAACATACATGAGATGGATCCATTGTTAGCGCTCTCAGTCGCTTGGATCTTAACGGTTGAATTGGGGGGAATAATGAATTCAAACATCTTGGGTTGATCCCCAGTATTATCAGCATCGACAACAAATTTTTCGACAAATAATGCTTGTCCATCGACATCAATTATATAGCTTAGAACCTCGCCTACTGATATTGAACTCCAATCTATACCTAAAGTGATTCGTGTTAAATAAAATGCTGAGGGGTTCGTATAGGAGAGAAGGGTGACAGCAGAAGAGGTTAGACCATAACTTCCACTCCAGCCGTATATATTGCCACCCTTGGCCCTTGAAATAGACTTAGATGCGGCTAAGGTCATACATTGTAGATTCTACCACTCATTATAACAGACCAATTTGTCCCGCCAGTTTGTTGTCCTACTTTAAATTCAAAGTTAGTACGAGGTGGAATTAATAATTGGAGCGGTTGATCATTTCGCATATCTTGAGGATTATTATAGATACATCCAAAAATTTTGGAATTATTCATAAATATGTCAACATAACACGGTCTTGATGTACTAGTTTCATCATTGACAAACCCGATATAATCAAAAACGCTATAGTAATTACCAGTGGTGAAAACTAATGCTGTTATGTCTGCGCTTGTTCCGGCGCTACTGGTTACCTTTCCATATGCATAAGCATGATCACCCACTACCGAAAGTCCTAACTGAGGACCAAGGAACGTTGCTATATTCTTTTTAGCCATTCATGCCAGGGATCATTCAAAGTATAGTGTGACAGATCCAGACGAAGCCGCCATACTGCCGCCACCGCTAATCTGAATTGCTATCTGTAGATCTATGTTATTTGCAGTGCCAATAGGGAACGCAACAGGGACGGAATTAAAACCGACTGTGCACGCTGCGTCAGCAGTGTCACCAGCTATTCCCATGATGGTAAAATTCTGTTCTGAAAAATCAGATCCAAGTAAACGACATACGACCTGAAATCCTTTTGCATTAAATCCGTCAATGGCGCAATCGACCCTGCTGATCCTTGAAGCACCACCAGGTACTTGAATATTTCCCAAGTTGGAACTGTTCATATTGTCAGTTAAAGAAAAATATTCTTTATCTGTAGGCGTGCTGTCAAACGATCTCTGTATTGTGGTTACCATTTAGAGTCTGAAGTAAAGCTTACTCCCTCCGAGTTTTAGTTGTGGAAACTGCCGACGTGCCATGGCCCCAACGGCCGCAACAAGTCCAGCAGTAACTAATGTCTTTCTCCCTACGTCACTCCCGATCATACTCATAGCATTACTAGCAAAGGTATTGAATGCCTGACCTAATTGACCGTCAGTTACGTCTTTGATTACCCCTTCGGTTTGAAATTTACCGTTAAGGGTTTTGCCTGCGTTTAGATACGCAGCTATCGCCAAGCCAGATGCTAGGCCCGTCACGCTTGGGTGTGGAATTCCTTTCATATATTTACTCCTTTTTGGATTATTGTTCTTGT